CCAGCTTTCGGCGCTGAGATCCGTAATGGCAGCTGCATCAAAGTTGGTCAGCATGCCCCTGTAAAGCACTGCGTTACCACGGATAAGCGTCATATCCGCACCCTGGGCGTTGGCTCCCGCCCCGGTATCAATGGATTTCTCCAAAATACCTACACAGGTATCGCCGCCCTGAACCGCAAGGTACGCAAATCTCGCCGTGGTAAAGCTGGTCCCGCCCGTGTCTGTCGTAACCGTGATCACCGCCATGTGAGTATATGTCGTTCGATCAATTTCAGTGATCGCACCCAACTGCTCCAGAGTGGTAACACTATCGTTGATGTAAACGTCATCACCGACCGCAAACTTGTACGACTCGGCTAAGGTTACATACAACGTGTCTGTAGCTCCGCCGGTGCTCGCGACCAAATAAGCCCGCGCAGGCGCAACTTCAGCCCCGGTCACAGCCGACGGGTCATACGGTATCAGCTTTCCAACACTTCCGGCAGCGGAACCATTTTTCGCCATGGCGGTACCCATTTTAAGAACGCCGTAACCGGCCATGATCGAACCCTGAACCTTCCGCGCAGCCATTGGATCAGAATAATAAAGCCGCCTATAATCCTCCTGGCCACCATAAATAATGCTTGGTGTATCTCGTCCCATTAGTGCTCACCTCCTTTCGTTTAATTTTTATGCGGCCTCTTGTTCCTGGCCGGCTATTTTCAAAAGAGAGCCGGCACGAGACTTGTTGTCCTTCTTGAGCGCCTCTTTCTTCTGAGCTTCCCCGTCAACTTCTCGCTGAGACCCGGTTCCGCCAAGGACGTCTGTAGCGGTGCTTTCGTCAACCTCCCAGTCCTTGATCTCAGCAGCAACGGCCTCTGAAAATTTTTCCCTGTCAAGCAAACCGTTCTCGCCAAGATGGTCTTTGGCCTTGATGTGCAGCTTGATCTTTTCGAAACGCTTGGCCGGAAGATCGCTGGCCTCTAACTGTGCCTGCCAGATTGCATCAGCAACGTTGGCCTGCTCACGCTGTTCGCGCTTGGCCTCGGTCTTTTCCAACTTGGAAACACGATCTGTCATGCCTTCGTTATCGTTGGTCAGGGTTTCAATCTTCGCCTCAAAATCTACGCGCTCCTTCTGAAAACCGTCACGCTCCTTTTGAAACTTCTTCTCGGCATCCGCTGTTACAGCATCCTGAATCTTTTTCAGCAAATCAGGCGCATCCGCCGTAAGCTTCTCCAAAGTGTAGGGCATTTGTTTCACCTCCTCTCTATTGTCTTCGTTTGAGTCTAACAATGATAGTTGCTGTTGTCCCTGTTTTTCTATCACCTCCTTTCCAATTTCCTCGTATTCAATTTCTATCTCTTTAGAAAAAGCCCTCGCTTCCGTATTGTTGTCCCACCCAAACACACAGGCAGAAGCTTCTTGATAAAGACTTTTTCGCCAGATCGAACCAGGTCCTTTGAACTTAAAACCATTAACGTCGGCGGATTCCCCCTCAGCAACACGCTCAACAGACGAGGGAATGGCATACATGCTGGCCTGATATGGAAAGCCAGAGGAAGATAACTTCTGAAACTCCCTACTCTCCTCAGTATCAACAAAAACAGTCGTGTCAGGATCGAGCGAGATGCTTCCATCCACAATCGGACGTTTTGAAAACGCAAGCTTCTTATCAGTCCTATGATTTTCCAAAACTGGATACTTGTTGCGGTCAAACTTAAGACCCTCAAGATCTATGGCAAGATTACCCCACCACCAATGTCCTTTTATCACTCCGCCGCTATAAACTACCAGCCGAAGCTTCTTCTGTCCTTCATCACCCTCTGCAAAAGCGTGACAGTCAGTAGCAGCCAGCAACAACGCTCCGTTCGGTATTTTTTTCATCCCTTGCTTTTTCACTTTAGTCCTCCTCCCCCTTTTTCGGTTCGCCTTCTTTCTTTTCCTGTATCGACTCTGCATCCACGGTGTACACAAGCTTCGGTAAGCTCCTGTCTTCAGTCGCCTTTACCAACCGTTGACGAGCGTAACCGCCTATTCCTACAAGTTCTGAAACTGATTTTTTCGATATCCCAAGAGTTTCTGAAATAGGACCGTGCTTTGCTCCAAGCACCGCCTTCGTCCTGCCTTCCAAATTCTGTGTTTCAGAAACCGGGAAAGAAAAATCGATCAGCATTTCAGGCCGCCGCTCCACTTTCTCAAATACCGGCTCGCCCCTCTCCTCCTTCTTTGTCGTACCATCTGGCTGCAAGACATCCTCTTCCACAATTTTAAAACTCCGAGCCTCCTCGACCGTAATCGTTTCCTCGAACTTGCCGATTGCAGCCTTTAGAAAAAAAATACTACCCCAAAAATCATGCCGCAAAAAACGAGTAAAATAAGAAACCTCGTCAGCGGTACGATCCGACATCGGCCCACGACTCGCCTTGACCGAGGAAAACGTTCCTGCCGGCGACCCGGTCGTTACATCTACCGCTTCATCCAGGCCGCTTGTAACCATCTGAAGGATGTCAGGATCTTGATCTTTGATTTGAGTTAATGCAGGATTAATACATTGAAGATCAATACCAGGAGGAGTAACCAACGAAGAACCCGGAGTCTTTTTTGCCATAATCCCGGTTTTTCTGCGATCAGTTTCCGACAATTTCAACCATTGTTTAAAAGCTTTTGCGTCAGTAATCTTAAACCACCAAACGTATGCTCCTGACGACTTCTTGTGATCGATCTCGTACTTTTTTAAATTCTCATAGTGATTTAACCATTCAAGAATTGTTCTCAGATATGATATGGCCCTGCGGGTTATAAACGACTTGTCCCATGCAACAATAAACCTGTTAAAACCACCGAGTCTTTTAAACTCCTTTTTAGTGTTTCGAGATCCATGCTGTTTACTGGGATCATAATCCGAGTGATTCTTCGCAATGGTTACAAGTGAGGGGTAACGTGCAATAAAAATGCTTGGGACCTGCTCATATTCCTCTTTTAACTTCTTCCACTTAGATGCAGGCTCGTACGCCGCACGCTTTAAATTATAAAACAACGGCATGGTAGTCTTGGTCGGGTGAAAAATTATCCCAGTATCATCATCACCGCCGCCTTGAATCTCCATCGGCTCTACGAAATCAACCTCTATAAATCCGCCGGCATGACAGGTCAAGCATAAAAAAAGCTCGCCCTCAACATTAGAGCGAGCAACGTACTTTGGATAATAATTATAAAGCCGGTTGCGCTGATCCAGCTCGGTTTCCTCAATCACGTCCTGGATTGAAGCAATCCCAGACGTGGTTTCAAAACCAAGGCCGGTCAACCTCCCCATCTTGCCTCTTATGGCAGTATTAACCTGGGGGTTAGCATGAAGCTTGTCCCAACACTCGTCGGCAAGCTCCTTACGAGTTTTTTTCTTTTTTGATTTTTCTTTAAAATCGGGATCGGTATAATCAGAGGTTGAATCAGGGTCATGTTGCCATGGAAAGGAAAACTGAAGAGCGGCCAAGTGCTCGTCCGGCACAGAATCTAAAAACTTGTTAAACTCTTTGAGGTCTGGTGGCTCTTTCACGGCACGCTCTCAAAAACACGCTATATTGTAGACCGGTTCTTTATGAACACAATTTATTACGAAATAACTTTATAGGTGTCAAGGAAAAACGTACATTTCTTACAAAACCCCGTCCTTTTTTAACGTTTCTTTATATTAATTTAATAAATTCTGGTCACTTTAGCCACATAAAACCCTTAAATCTTCCAATAACAGTGCTCTTTTCTTCTCATTCTTGGAGTATTTTAACACCCTTGCAAACCAATCGTGCATGCTTGACCAATGATTAAAGCGCATGCTTTTACCATCAATCGTGACCTCGAACATCCCGTCCCACTTTATTTTTAAGATTTTACCTCGGAGCACTTTTATTCACCCATCCGGCTGTGAAAATGAAGCAAAATCATACCTCCCACTTGAATGAAATAAAATTTCCTTCTGCTCATGGTCACAAGTTTCACACTTATAAAGTTGCTCAGTCCCATAGCTCAGGTCTGCGCCCTCAGCATAAGCCCCTCTCTGACTTACAAATTCAGCGTAATTACCACATTTTTCACATTTCATTCTATCCCCCAATATTTATATCGCTCCACTTAACCAAACTGCCATCCTCTTTTTCATTTAATACATAATATCGACTTTGATCTTTCATTATTCTTTCAAATTCATAACGCTTAAGATTTTTAATATCAACACTGCTACTTATCCCCCAGTATTTATGGCTTGTTTTCTCGGTTCTGATAATGCCATGTAAGAAATGAAAAAAAGATAACAATGCCAGTTTAAATCCTACTTTCCAATTCTTTTTTAAATGTTTAAAATATTTCATCCTGCCCCTCCTTTAAATATTCCTCCTAATATTTCCCCACGTTCCCCACACCCTGATACACCATCCCAAAATTCGGGGCCCCGCTGCGGGGTCTAAAGTCATCGGACGTTACTACTCGACCACCATAAATGCACAAGCCACTTGCGTACACCGTGTCGTCCTGTATTCCGTACCGGCGCCTTTTCTCCGGAGAACCAAACTTCTTTGCCTCCTCGTCATGGTCAAATAATCCAAGCTCCTCTATCAAAATATCACCGCCCTTCGAACCAAGAACTCCAATGGAAGGTGATTTAAACCTGCCAGTGCTGATCACCTGATATAACTCCGTAAAAGCCGAAAGCTGTTTCGGGTACGTGGCAGTCAGCATGTCCAACACAATGTCATTATCCTCGCACCATCCCACCATATCAAACACACCCCAGGTCTCTGACGAAATCCTATCAATACCGTCGTACTCCTCATTGGTAAGCAGGATCTCAGCTTTCAAACCCTCAACGCTGTGATCAGGAATCGCAACCAGGTGCATCACAAGATAAATATAATTAGGCACGCTCAATGTACCAAGGGTCAAGTCACTCTTACTCCCCGGCAATCCCTTGGCTATCACAATAAAAATCGTCCGGGCTGCTGTCCTCATCTTCATGGGTTGCGCTCTGTCTATACCGGCAATAATAGCCCAGTCCGTGTCGTATATCATACCCATGCGTTCCAGCATACTTATACTCGCCTGTCTTGGATGCTGGCCAGGCTCGCCCAGCACGTACTCGTCATTGACCGACCACAACTCCTCCTCAATCACACTAAAATCTGCCGAGCGATCATGATGCTCCAAACCCTTTTCAACCATCTGATCGTACCCGGCAAGAATTGCATGCTTCTGTTTTATCAAATCAAAAACCCGGTTTTGATTTAATGTCGAGCCGGCAGCGCCAATATAATTAATTGCTTCAACCTGGTACGCCTCAAAAACCTTGTCAGCACCAACCGTCCATAAGTTCTTAAAATATCTATCAAAGGCACTCGGCAAGAATGATGTGCGGTAAGAATCAAGCTGTACCTGGGTGTTCAGAGGATGCCAGTAGTCACGAAAATCGGCCTGACGACTAAATCTGTACGAAAAGAAAATCGTAGGATCTTTCTTCTTAATAAACGCCTCGTACTGGCGGTAGAGAATATGATCCTTTGGTGAAACCGTGGAGTCAATAAAACCCATAGCGTTGGGAATATTTCGAATGCTGCCATGCACCTGCTGAAAAAACTCAGGGTTCTTCATCTCATG